AAGAGCAGTTGGCCACTGGCCGGTATAGAGCATCCAAATTCAGAAACATGAACGTAATCGCGGCGGCAATCACGCCCACCTGCGTACCTAACGCCAGTTGCGGGTTCGTTGCTTGAAGGCGCCAATGCCGTTGTTGGAAGCATTGCTCATCAAATCGATGGCCTGACCCAGGTACCGGAAGGCGTCAGCACCGTGGCTGTACTCGTCATGCCGCGGGGCCCCGGGTTCATTGGTGGCCTGGTTGACATCGCGCCGGTAGCGTTTCAGGCATTCCAGCAAACGGGCCGTCTTACCCTGGTCAAAGTAGCAGCGTGGCCACAGCAGTCGGGCTGCCTTGATGCCTTCTTCTACGCTGGTCTGGGGTAGAACATGGGTCTTGCGCCTAAGGTCGCCCAGCAGTTCTTCCGTGCTCTTGCCGGTCTGGAAGTTTCTGGTCCTACCGTCATGCGGGATGTAGTCGGTGCCAAAGCGGTACGGACGCCGTTCCAACTCGGCAACATACCAGTCCAAGGTGCGATTGTTGTCTTCGATGTAGTCGATCAGCCGCACATCCATCGGAGTGCGCTGCACAAAGATGATGGTCATCGCATCGTTCCAGCCCAAATCCCAGACCGTGTGCACCGGCAGCATTGGGTCATAGGGAACCAGTCTGACCCTACCGTCCTTGAACACAGCATCGATCTCATGGCGGTAGATGGCGCCTTCAGCCACCCGGCGGGGTTTGCCTTCCCAGATGTGCTCATAGCTTTCCGGGTCACGTGCCTGCGCCTTGATCCGTTCTTGCTCCAGGACTTCCGGAAACCACGGGTTGTCACGCCAGTTGACCTCGCACAGCCAGGTATCCGGACTTGGCGCCGCAATGAACCTGACGTAGGTTTCATCGGTATCCATGTCAGGGTTCAAGGTCAACCAGATTTCTGAATCGGGTTTGCGGATCGTGGGGATCAGCACATCCCAGCTGCGTTTTGAAACCCCGTGGGCCTCCTCGACCCAGCAGCGGTCCACGCTCTCGTAGCTTTTTATCGAATCAACTGTGTGGGACTGCAAACCGCAGAACAGGAACAGGCTGCCGTTCTTGCCCCGGATTTCGGTATCGAGCACCTCATAAAACTCGGAGAAACCAAGTTCTTCGATCTGGTCTCTGAGCAGCCGGTGAACAGAGTCCTTCATGGACTTCTGAACTTCCCGGGCGCACAGAACGCGAAGTGGCGTGCCGAAGGCGGCGATGAGCAGGGCTCTGGCCACACCCCAGGACTTGGCACCACCGCGACCGCCATAGAGAACCTTGTAGCGCATGGGACGCATCAAGGGTTCGAGGACCTGCGGAAACTGGGGGCTAATGTGGATTTCATTCATCGCGGCTTGGCTGTGACGTAGGTGATCTCCACCGTGTGTTTGATGGCCTCCCCATTGGCGCCGGTCACTTCCATCTTGTCGGTGAACATCTTCAGATGACGGCCTTCGAGCTCAAGTGCCTTGAGCGCACCGGCATGATTGGCCATCAGGCTGTTGCCATCTTTGTCGATCACCTGTTTCATGGCATCGACCTTGACCAACTCGAGATCCTTCAGAACGTCATCTGCCTTGCGCTCGATGCGCTTGGCACGGGCGTTCATGTACGCCTGAACCGCCGCGGCAATTGCAGGTTTTCTAAGGTTTTCTTGACCGATGACGTGTGCAGTCTTGGCGCTGTAGCCGGCCCTGATGGCTGCCTGGGTCGCGTTCAGGTCTACCAGGTACTCCTGGCAGAACAGATCCTGCTTTTTAGTCAGCGCCTTGTTGCGCGTCGACATGAACACATCTCCAGAATGATTTCGTTCTGGAAAGTGTCAGAGGGATTGTTTCGGAGTCAACGGGGGAGTTGACGGGCAACGGTCAATGGGCGGTTGAAATTGGTCTTCAGGTTCCAGCGTCAGGGGTCCTTGGATCTTCGGCTGGGAGTAACTCCAGAAGGCTGATTGCTGTCGCTAAATGGTAAAGACGAATGGGCACCGTAGACAACACTTTGTTAGACACTTCCTTCGCGCTCGACAACGAGAATCCTTGCCTCTCCAATTGGATGAGCGACGTGCTCCGTTCCGACCGATGCGTAAAAAATATCACCGGCTTGGAGTACCGTAGAGATCTCTTCTCCATTCTCTTTGTAGCGCATTTCGACACTGCCATTGAGCACTGCAAATATTTCTTCTCCTTCGTTGACATGCCACCTATAGGGTTGGTTCGTCCAATGGAGCCGCGTAGTAATACCGTTCATCTTGGCAATATCAAGCGCGCCCCATGCACGGGATGCGGTGAAATCTTTGCTGCGAATGATTTTCATGGTTCTAGTTTATATGACGGCTTTTGCTGCGTACTTGCCTTCCGACTGCATCGCATGAAAGACCGGATTGTCTAAACCAGGTTTTGCCCCTACTTTGTGAACAGCCGCCACCCTGTCGTGCTACATTCGAGTTGGGCTAAATGCCCACCTTGAGATATACCCGAAAGGGTTTCCCCGGCCCTAGCGGCTGGGTTTTTTTTGTCGAATAAACTCAAAGTTACAAGAATTCTCTGCTCTCTCGCGATGTCGTTAAAACCAACCCAGCCTGACCACCGTTTCTGCCTCAACTGCTCCATGCAACTGAAGGCAGAAAACACCCACAGTGGTCTGCGCTGCGGCAAAGAATATTTCGCTTTGATCCCGGCTGATCGCAAACCGCAAGCCTTGAGCCACTACCCCGAGACGCTGCCGACCGACACCTGCGACAGTTGGACAGCCCATCTTCCGACGAAGTTGATTGCTGCGCAGAAGTAGCTACCCCATCAGCACCAAAACAATGCCCCTGGTAAGCACGGTCCTCTATTGACTCTAAAAGCCTTGTAGTCTGGCGAGACACAACGAACAGTGCCCTCGCCGGAGTTGCAAGAGACTCAAGAAGTGCAGAGGGGGCTGCTGCCGAATTTCAAAAAGACACCAATTAAGGTATAATTTCTATACCATGTTCTCATTCGAATTTGACGCGGCCAAGAGCAAATCCAACCTTGCAAAGCACAGCATTGACTTTGTCGAGGCACAGCTACTTTGGAATGATCCCTCTTTGCTCGAAATCGAGGCCAAGACGGAAGATGAGCCCCGATATCTGGTGATTGGTCTTATCGGCGAAAAGCATTGGTCAGCGGTCATTACCTACCGCGGCCCCCATATTCGATTGATTTCTGTTCGTCGCGCGCGCACTGAGGAGGTAGCCCTGTATGAAAGCTAAGAGTTTTGAGAAACAGTTTGATGAAGGTGCCGACATCACCGGCGCCCTGGACTTGTCCAAGGCAAAACGCGTTCTGCAGGAACAGAAGCGCGTGAATGTTGATTTTCCGACATGGATGATTGAATCATTGGATCGTGAAGCGACCAAGCTCGGCGTTACTCGCCAATCGGTTATCAAGGTGTGGTTGGCTGAACGACTTGAACTGACAGCATCGAATGCATCAGTGCATCGGATGCGCGCCGGTACCGCGGCCCGCTGAATCGACCGGGTAGGTCCGGTTAAATCCGTTCCGCGTCGCCTACTCCTTCAGCACCAAAACATTGCCCCCTGGTAAGCCAGGTCCGACTTGACCTTGCCGGCGTGCATCATCATCGCCAATCGATGCCTCGCTTTGAGCTTGGCCTCCCTACAGGCCAGCGCAACCCCCGGGTGCATCTCCACCTGACGCGCGGTTGATGGCCCGAGTTCCAGCAACGCAGCCAGGATTGCCGCTTCAATTTCTTGCAGTTTATTCATGGCCGTGAAGGAATCCTGGTTTGCATCGGTCCACTTGCATCATCTCTAAACTCTTGATCTGGGTGCAATCGCAGCAGTAGTCAAAGCCCAGGTTGAACACGGGCTCACCATCGACCACCAGAATCACCCGCGGCTCGCCCTTGTGGTTTTGCACAGCGGCAGCGCTCTTCAGATATTCCACCCACTCCAAGCGGTTCAGAAAGCATGGCGGTGGCGGCGGATGCAGATCGGCAACGGCGTCGTTGAGGTTGATTCGTGCCATGTCAGGCCTCCCGAAGCTCGATGAGCTTGTCCAGGTAATGACGCGCCTTGCGCAGGTCATCCAACCCGCCCTTGTCCTTCCAGCGGCTGACGTACTTCACGATGTTGCCCTCGAAGTAGCCGAGCTCGTTGGCTGCAATGTAGTCCCAAGGCTGAATCGCTTTGGACTTGTAGTGGGTGCCGCCGACTTGGGTTTGATTTGCGTTTTCCATGTCCGTCTCACCTAGCGAACACGCAAAAATTTACTGTCACCATGTCACCATAGAACCTATGGTTCCGCCAACCTTTCCCTGAAATGCACGGTATATACCGTCTACTCCAACTTCTACATAGAAGAATCAATGGTGACAATGGTGACAATGGTGACGCCCCTCTGAAAACACTGTCACCATCAAGCGCAAGGCCATTGGTGACAGGTGGTGACAAAGCTCGATCGACTTGACGTTGCCGGA